GAGCTCGGCGGCATCCCCTTCCCGGTGCCCAAGGGCGCCGCCAACAACCCCGCCGGCGCCGCCCGCTACGAGCGCCTCGCCGAGCTCGTCGGCGCTGTCGGCGCCGACCGCATCGTGGCCGAATACGGCGACGACATCCTGCACATCCCCAACTGCAAGACCGCCATCGCCCGCGCCCGCATGCGCGCCATGCGCGCCCGCTGCGACGCCGGTGCCACGCTCGAAGAGATCGCGATCGAGTTCGGCTGCACCACGCGGTGGGTGAGCATGGTGCTCAAGCGCCCGGACGACGGCGGCGGCGCGGTGCTGGAGATGGGCGGACAGATGGGGTTGTTCTAAGGCAGAATCCAGGGCGCTGATGCAATGGAGATACGCCATGATGCGCCCCCTCTTCGTGCTGTTGATCGCCGCCTTTCCCGCACACGCCCAGGTCTACAAGTGCACCGAAGGCGGCAAGACCGTCTATTCGCAGACCCCCTGCGCTGAAAACGCCAAGCCAATGGACCTCCAGGTGCACCAGCCCACCGATGCGGAGCGCCTGCGGGCAAAGGCGCAGTCCCGGCGTGAACGGGCATTCAATGCGCAAGTCGACCGCGATCGCGCCGAAGGTGAAGCCCGGAACCGAGAAGCGGCCGACGAGATACAGGCGGGGAAGGAGGCCAAAGCCCGGAAATGCGCGGACTACAAGTCCGAACTCGCCCGACTCGAGGGCACCAAGGACAAGTGGATTTCCCCGGCGCTGCGACAGCAGGACTACGACCGCATCCGGGAGATCAAGAGCGCGCTGTTTTCGGAGTGTTTCGCGCGCTGAGTCTGTTCCGCTCCGTCGGCAGTCACCTAGCCCGGCCTGCGGGCGCACTGCTTCTGCCCCCCGAACTTTTTCCCGCTCCGCCCGCGACCCCCCCCGCCGCATGATGCGGCCATGAAATCCGGTCGCCAAACCTGCGGAGTCTGCACCCACTTCACCCGACCGGCCGATGATCGGCTGGTCGCCGTGTCGTCCTTCGGCCGTTGCGCGCAGCTCGACGCCGGGCACTACCGCGCGCCGGGCGCGCCCTGCCGCTTCGACCCCCCGCGCTGGGTGCGCCGTGCGTAAGAGCGTGCTCGGTCTCACCGCCTCCGCGTTGCTCGTCGGCACCCTGGCCGGCTACGAGGGCTATCGCGAGCACGCCTACCGCGACAGCGTCGGCGTGGCCACCATCGGCTTCGGCACCACCGCCGGGGTGCGCATGGGCCAGCGCACCGACCCGGTGCGCGCGGTGCAGCGCCTGGCCGCCGAGGCCGACGTGTTCGCCCGCGAGATCGCCACCTGCATCGGCGACGTGCCGCTCGCGCAGCACGAGTTCGACGCTTACTCCTCGCTGGCCTACAACATCGGCGCGCCCGCCTTCTGTGGCTCGACGCTGGTCAAGAAGCTGCAGGCCACCCCGCCCGACTACGCCGGCGCATGCGCGCAGATCCTGCGCTGGAGCTACGCCGGCGGCAAGGTCGAGCCCGGCCTGGTTACGCGCCGCAAGGCGGAGTACCGCCAGTGCATGGGCGCGAGCCCCCCGCCCGGAGTCGCGCCGTGATCGACCTTACGCCCCCGCCGGTGCGCGACCTCCTCGGCCCCGTGCTGTTTGTCCTCGTCGCCGTACTGGTGGCGTTCGGCCTGGGCGCGGCGGCCGGCTGGCAGGTGCGCGACCGCGACTATCAGGCGCTGGTGGCCTCCTCCGCGCAGGCCGCCGAGCGCGCCGCGCGCGACGCCGCCGCGGCGCTGGCGGCCGCCCAGGCCCGCGCCGACACGCTCACGCTCGAGCTGCATGCCCAGCTCGCCGCCTCGGCCACCCTCCGGGAGTCCCTCGATGAACAGCTTGCCCTGGCCACGCACGGCCGCCCTTGCCTCGACCCTGCTGCTTTGCGCCTGCTCGACCGTGCCGCCCAGCCCGCCGCCGCCGTGCCCGCGCCCGCCCGCCGCCCTGCTGCTGCCCGTGCCGCCCAGCCTGCCGCCGATTCCACGCGGCAGCCTCGGCCTGCAGCTGCCGAACCCGGCGAGCCCGGCGAGCCCGCCGCCAGCGACACCGAGGTCGCCCGCTGGGCTGCCGACGCCTACCACCGCTATGCCGCCTGCGCCGCTCGACTCGACGCGCTGATCCGCTGGCACGCCGACCCCCCGTACGCCCAGGAGGCCCCGTGATCATCGAAATCAACTACTTCACCGTGGCGGTGCTGGCCGGCATCGCCAGCGCGCTGATCGCGGGCGTGTGGGCCATCGGCCGCACCTTCCTGCAGCAGTACGGCGCCATGCTCGCCGACCAGCTCGCCGCCCACCGCGACAGCGAGGCCGCGCGCTCGAGCGCCGTCGAGCGCCGGCTCGAGTCGGTCGAGACCGACCTCGATGCGCGCCTGGCCGACCACGCTACCCGCATCTCGCGCCTGGAGGGCGTGGTGTCCAAGGCGCCGACGCACGACGACCTCAGCAAGCTCTACGAGAAGCAGAACGAAACCGCGCGCACGCTCGCGACCTTGCTCGGCGAGACGCGCGGCCAGGGCGAGACGCTGCGCCTGATCCTCAATCAGATTGCCCAGAAGGGCATGCAATAAGGGGCCGCACATGAGCACCACCGCCCAGCGCGAAGCCGAGCGCCTGCGCCGCCACGGCATCCTCAGCCTGCTGTTCTTCGTGCCCGGCCAGTCGATGACCTCGCGCCGCCTGCGCGACGAGCTCGAGGCCGTCCACGGCCAGGTCGTCACCGTCGACCGCGTGCGCGCCGACCTGCTGTGGCTCGGCGACGTGGGCCTGGTCACCGGCCTCGCCGACGCCGCCACGCTGACCGAGGCGGGGCGGGACGTGGTGCTGCAGCGGGCGCAGATGCCGGGGGTGGCGTGATGGCCGTCCTCAACCGCCTGACCGCCACCGAGATCGCGCACTACACGCACTTCGGCTGGTTTTGCTTCCTGGTGCCCGTGTACATCGCAGACATCGAGAGCGACTGTCCCACGCTGTGCGCCCGCAACGGCGTGCCGGAGTGGTGGTTTGACGTCGTCGGGTTCTTGTTCGACGGCTTTGCCGCGCTGGCCGAGGCCTTCCGCCCTGGTCGCGCGCCCTGTTACCCGCTCCTCATCAGCGGCACCATCGAGCTCGAGGCCGACCATGGCGCACCCTGACGAAACCCGCCGCGCCGTGCGCGCCGCCTTCGTCTTCGACGTGCTCGGGCTGGAGGTGGCCGCGCTCAAGCACGAGGTGCCGATCGCCACCGCCCGGCGCTGGAAGGCCGAGGCCAAGAAGGCCGGCGACGACTGGGACAAGGCCCGCGGCGCGCAGATGATCGCCGGCGGCGGCATCGAGGACGTGGTGCGCCAGACGCTGGCCGTGATGGTGCAGCAGACGCAGGCCACCGCCGAGGCCCTCCAGGTGGCCGAGAACATGGAGCCGCTCGCCAAGGTGCAGGCGCTGGCCAGCCTGGCCGACAGCCACACAAAGATGGCCGCCGTGCTCAAGCGGCTGATGCCGGAGACGGACAAACTGGCCGTTGCGCTGGATGTGATCAAGCGGCTGCTCGAGTTCACCAAGGCGCGTTACCCAGGTAACGCGGCGGGGCTGGCCGAGATGCTGGAAGCGTTCGGCGAAGAGCTGGGGAAGGCGTATGGCTGATCCTCTGATGCCGACGCGCGGAATGTTGTATGGCAGCTAAACCCACCACCGAACGCGACTTCCGCGACGACTTGGCCGACCTGGTCGCCGAGCTGCGCCGGGACATCACTGCGCACCAGGTCGGGCTGGACCCGTCGCCGGCTGCGCGTGCGGCGCGTCGCCGGCGCGTGCTGGTCGATCGCGACTTCGAGTTCTTCGCCCACACGTACTTTCCGCACCACATCCGCGCGCCGTCGTCGAGCTTTCATCGGCACTTCTTCACCCGCTTCCCGCAGCTGCTGGACGCTCCCGGCGGCTGCAAGGAGTGGTGGATTGCTCCGCGCGGCGAGGCCAAGTCCTCACTCGCTACCAAGGTCGGCCCCTGCTGGGTGGCCGTACGCGCGCTGCTGCAGAAGGCCGACGTGCGCAAGGACATCGACTGGCCAGCCGTGGCGGTGCTGCCGTACTTCGTGGATTACGTGGTGCTGCTCGGCGCCGAAACCAAGTTGCCCACCAAACTGTTGGAGGTGGTGAAGACCGAGCTCACGGTGAACGCCGCGCTGGCGCTGGACTTCCCAGAAGCCTGCGGTCGCGGGCCACAGTGGAAGGTGGGCGAGTTCGTCAGCCGCGCCGGCGTCAAGTTCGAGGCCTTCGGCGCCGAGCAGGCCATTCGTGGCACCTTCCACGGCGCAAGCCGCCCCAAGGTGTTGCTGGGCGACGACCTGATCACCGACAAGGAAGCCAAGAGCCCCACCGAGCGCAATAACCGCTGGGACTGGCTGGAAAAGGCCATCGACTACCTCGGCCCGCCGGACGGTTCGGTCAAGTACGTGGGCGTGGGCACCATCCTGGACAAGGATGATCCCATCAGCCGCGCCAAGCGCACCGTGGGGCACCTTGTGCACCACTTCCGCGCCATCGAGCAATTCCCGAAGCACATGGACCTCTGGAACGAATGCCAGGAGATCATGCTCAACGCCGACAAGGCAGTGATGGAGGGATTCGCCGAGCGCGGCCAGGTTGCGCCGGATGACGCGCTACCGTCCTACCAGTTCTACCAGGAGCGCCGCGCCGAGATGGATGACGGCGCGGTGATCAGCTGGCCCGGTGTGCGCTCGTTGTTCTGGCTGATGCGCCAGCGAGCCAAGAACGCCCGCGCGTTCGGCACCGAGCTGCAGGGAGACCCGCGTAGCGATGAAGACCGGGTTTTCGCCGGCTACAAGTTCTGGGTGGTGCGCGGGCAATGGATCATGTTCGGCGCCTGCGACCCGTCCGTTGGCCGCGGGCAGTCGTCAGACCCCTCCGCGATCCTGATCGGCGGCTATGACAAAGCCCGCGCGAAGCTCAATGTGATTGAGGCGGTGATCAAGCGCCGCGTGCCGAGCAAGCTGGAGGCGGATCTCATCGCCACGCAACGCGAATATGGGTGCGTTGCAATTGGATTCGAGAACAACGTCGCCTTCGAGGCGCAGCGCCAGAACATCGTGCGCGAGTCGGTGCGCCGGGGGTGCCCCGTGCCGCTGGTGGGGGTTACCGCAGTTGGCGACCGGGACGCCCGTATCGACAGCCTGGAGCCGTTCATCACCGACGCCATGGAGCCGAGCATCCTGTTCTCGCCCGGCCTTGTAGCGCTGCTTGCTGAGCTGGACAGCTGGCCCGAGCCACAGAGCGGGCACCACTACGACGGTCTGTCAGCCCTGCACATCCTGTGGATGATCGCCACCACACGCGCGGTGGGGATGGAGGGCTTCCAGGCCGTAAGCCGCCATGGCAGCGGCGGCGACGACTACGGTTACCAATCGCGGAGGATGTTCTGATGACGATGTTGGTGGTCACCTATGCCGACGGCAGCACCGAAACCGTTACGGCGGACGTGCTGGTTACACGCATTGTGCGCGCCGAGGAACTGCACCAGCGGTGGCTGGATGCCGGCCGAGACGCCATCAACTGGGCCTACGCGACAATGCCTGCCGACCAGTTCGCGGAGCTGATCAGGCCGTTCTGCGAGCGTGGCCTCATCGACGTGCAGGAGCGCGGCTGACATGGCCCCTCACGCCGCGAGCGATGCCCCCCTGCGCTGCCAGCGCTGCGACCACCTCACCACGCTCACTGCGCATGGCAGCACGGACACAACCTGCCTGCGCGGACGGGTGCTGTGCGGCACCTGCGGCTGGTGGCGCCCGCGCCGGCTGAGCTTTGCCGAGTCGATCGCCGACACCCCCCAACAGCCCGAGTAACGACCATGCGCATCATCGACCAACACGGCAACCCCCTCGACTCCGGCCTGCTGCGCGAGCCGCAGACGGCCCGCGTGGCCACGCTCGCGCACTTCATGGTCGAGAGCCAGCTCGACGGGCTCACGCCCGCCAAGGCCGCGCGCATCCTGCGCCAGGCCGACGAGGGCGACATCCTCGCGCAACACCAGCTGTTCGACGACATGTACGACCGCGACGCACACCTGCGCTGCGAGTTCGACAAGCGCGCGGGCGCGGTGCTGGGGCTGGACTGGTCCATCGAGCCGCCGAGCAACGCCAGCCGCGCCGAGAAGAAGGCCGCGGCGATGGTGGAGGCGCTGCTGCGCGACGCCGTCGACGATCTCGAAGACGTGGTCGTGCGGATGATGGAAGCCGTGGGCCACGGCTTTGCCCCGATCGAGCTCGAGTGGGAGCGCTGGGGCCAGGACTGGCTGCCGAGCTTTCACCCGCGGCCGCAGACCTGGTTTCGCGTGTCGAGCAACCGGCGCGAGCTGCGCCTGGCCGACGGCAGCCCGGACGGCGCCGAGCCGATCAGCATGGGCTGGATCCTGCATCAGCACAGCAAGGTCAAGACGGGCTATCTGGGGCGCATGGGGCTGTGCCGCGTGCTGGTGTGGCCCTTCCTGTACAAGGCCTACAGCATCGGCGACTTCGCGGAGTTTTTGGAGACCTACGGCCTGCCGATCATCGTCGGCAAGTACATGCAGGGCGCCACCGGCGAGGAGAAGGCCAGCTTGATGCGCGCGGTGACCGCGCTGGGCCACGACGCCCGCGCGATCATGCCCGACGGCATGAGCCTGGAGATCAACAAGATCACTGGCGGCGGCGAGGGCAGCCACCACCTCAATATGGTGGCGTGGGCCGACGGCGCGCAGAGCAAGGCGATTCTGGGCCAGGTGCTCAGCGCCGAG